CAGATGGTAAAAACGACACAATGGTTCTGGATATACCCGAACAAAAATTTTACTTAGAAATTGCGGTTAAATTAAAAGATGAGGTTGAAGAATGAAAATTGTATTTTATTTGCTTGATAATAGCAAAATTGAGTTATTCGATTGTAGTGAAGAAGACGTTAAACGATTAACTAGCCAATTTAACAATAGACATTTGATGCACGCTAAGAATGTTTATTTAAATCCAAAACAAGTTACGTCTTTCTTTACTTATCGTAGCGAGGTAACAGATTGAAACGCTTTTTAATCGGCTATGCCTTACTTACTACTTGCTTGTTGTTTATGCAACAGAAACCCTTGCTTGTCTATAAAGCTGATAGTAAGTATCAGATAACGGGCAAGGTGGAAGAAAAACGAAAAATCGGAAGTTTGTTCACTGTCACGGTAAACGGAAATGTTTACGTGGTGAGTGAAGGAAAGTATAAAAATATTGAAGTAGGAGATGAGGTTGAGATTTGAATTTTAGTCAACTAATTAAAACAAGCAAAAGTGATGAATATTACACGCCTAGATATGCAGTAGAAATTATTTTGCCTTATATTGAAAAGTTCGATCATATCTGGTGTCCGTTTGATAAAGAACATAGCGAATTTGTAAAAGCATTACAAGAAAAAGGGAAAAAAGTTACTTTCGGACATATTGAAACAGGACAAGATTTTTTCGATTATGAACAAGTACCGGGGGGGGGTTGAGTGTATCGTAAGCAATCCGCCTTTTAGTAAACGAGATAAAATCTTTCTAAGATTGTATGAGTTAGGTTTGCCGTTTGCTATGATTATGAATAATAACGGACTTTTTGACAGTAAAGCAAGATATGAGCTTTTTAAACAAAATAATTTTGAGTTACTGATACCAAAAGGCAGAATGAGATTTTTTGATGAAACAATGGAAGTTAAAAACAGTCCTAACTTTCAAAGTATTTATGTATGCAACGGGATTTTAGAAAAACAAATTGAATTTTGTGATATGGAAATAAAATAGAGGAGAAAAAATGACAACAAACATGGAATTACTAGCGCACAGAGTCGAGCAGTGGGCGAAAGAAAGAGGTTTGGACAATCCTGACAATAGCACGGCTCAAGCGTTGAAGTTATTTGAAGAAGCGGGCGAACTTGCACAAGCGCATTTAAAAGAGCGTGAACAAGACGGAAAAGATGCAGTAGGGGATATTTTGGTAGTATTAACGATTTACTGCCAACAGAAAGGATGGTCTATTGCTGAATGTTTTGAACTGGCTTATAACGAAATCAAGAACCGAAAAGGTAAAATGGTCAACGGTTCATTTGTGAAAAGCGAGGATTTAAAAGATGGACTACGAGCAAAGATTAAATGATAATCAACGTAAACGCTTTGCATTCATGCTAAAACAGAAGCGCAAAGATAAAAAAATATCACAAGCAAGACTAGGTGACATCTTAGGATACGCTCAATCAGATATTTATAAATGGGAAACGTGTAAGGCAAGACCTAATCTGTATCAAGTGGAAGATGTAGCAACGTACTTTAATCTTCCCTTGAATATCTTAATAGGGGAGGGATAAGTTGATTGACATCAAGAAACGCTTAAAGAAACTACCTTATGTGAATATTAAAATCAAGTCCTTACATCGTGAAATTATCAGTCTTAGATCTGGAACGATTAAAGGACAGTCATTCGATAGTATGCCTAAGTCACCATCGAATAATAATCGGACTGAAGATGTGAATATCAGGGTGGTTGATAAAATTAATGAAATCTACAAGAAGATAGAACGGGAATATCAAGAGCAAGATGACTTAATCAAAGCGATTGAAAATCTTACTGATCCGATTCAAAATATTGTAATGCGATTACTTTATATTGACGGTTTATCTTGGGATGAAGTTCAAAGAAGGTTGAATTGCAGTAATGCGACAATACAACGGGCAAGAGATAAAGCTATTAAAGAAATTACTAACACTTTTGATAGTAATGATAGTAAATGATAGTTTTAAAGTGGTATTATGATAGTATCAGCAAGAGGGCTGATAGACTCCTATTATATTTTTCAGTGTTAGGACCGTTAAATAATTCATTGTTGATTTTCCTTTGCGTTTTATATTTTCATAGTACCTCCAACGTCCTAACACTGTTTTTATTTTCGGGAATAACAGGTCTCTCAAAGGAGAGATAAGGTACTAGTCCTTGCATAAGCCGATAGGTCGACATCGGCATGGATGCCAGTGGGTGCAAATCCCACTATTCTCATGAGAGGTCTTCATTAAGTCACACAACAAAATGTGTGGCTTTTTGTTTTATAAGGAGAAGGGGATGAAACCACAAAGGCTGACTATATTAAACGGTCGGAGAACTGCGGTTGATTATGACAAACGTAACCAAGAATACACAGACTATAATCGTACTCGTTGGAAGTATGATAGAGAAGTTAAGCAGTTCTATAACTCAACTATCTGGAAGAGAACGAGTCAACAAGTTTTACTTGAAGCAAATTATGTCTGTGCTATGTGTGGTGATGAAGCTACTATGACTGACCATATCATTAGTGTGAAACAAGATTGGTCAAAGCGATTAGATCGAAACAATCTTCAAGCAAGTTGTAAGAAATGTAATGATAAGAAAGCAATTAAAGAGAAACATTCTTTTTAAAATAATTTAAAAAAACAAAAAAATAAATGGAATATCGTTCGGTTATGCACTGATAAAATGTACGGAAATACCCCCTTTAATTTAGAACGGGGGTAGGTATTGTTCGGATATAAGAACGCTGCCCTCTTCTGTACGAAAAATTCCGTTTTTGAAATTTTTGAACCCTCATAAAATCAGAAAGGAGGTGGTCGATTTGGGTCGAAAAATGAAGATAGTGGAAACTACTAAAAGTCATTTAACAAAAGAAGAGAAGATTGCGAGAAAAACCATACAAGAAAAGGCTTCTGACGGTTTGGAAGCATTGCAACTAACACCACCAAAACATTTTGATGCAATTGCAAAAGCTGAATACAAGCGAGTGATTGAAGATTTAAGAAAGCTACCCCTTAGAAATCTTGATCGTGCAGTTTTAGAAAGCTACTGCACTTGGTATGCAGTCTATAAAGAAATATCCCGTGGATTGCAAAAAGAAGGGTATGTTTACGAAACAGATAATGGAAAGGTTTTGCCTAACAAAATGCTGTATAGTTTGGAACGTGCTACAACAAACTTAATGAAAGCAGCATCACAATTGGGTATGACAGTAGATAGTCGTATGAAATTATACGTGCCACAAGTTGAAGAAAAGAAAGAGAGTATTTTCGATAAATTTGGTAGTTAGGAGGTGAAACAATGGAAGATGTAGCTTATCAATATGCTTCAAAAGTCGTGAATGGAGAAATCATAGCCAGCAAGAAAGTTATAAAAGCTTGTAAGCGCCATTTAAGAGATTTAAAGCGTATGGATGATGAAGATTTTCCGTATGTTTACTTGCCTGACAAAGCAAAAAATCCGATAGATTTCATTGAAATGCTCCCAGATGTCAAAACGGGCAAACCATATCCGCTGGCAGATTTTCAAAAATTCATTTTATCAAGTCTGTATGGCTGGAGAAAGAAGTCTGATACATCCATCAGACGATTCAAAAAAGCTTTAATCAGCTTGGCCAGAAAGAATGGTAAGACAATCTTAGTCGCAGGTATTGCCTTATATGAGTTTTTATTTGGTCGAAACCCTGCGATGAGTAGACAGTTATTTTGTACAGCGAATGACCGTTCACAAGCACGTATTGCCTACGATATGATCCGTAAGCAGTTGGAAGCGTTAAGAAGTCAAAATTCAGACATCAGAAAAGCTACTAAAGTAGTACGAGATGAACTCCGTAACTTGAATGATGAAAGTTATGTGCGTGCATTGAGCCGTGAGACTGGTGCAGTCGATGGATTTGAACCGTATGTTGGTATCTTGGATGAATTTGCAGCGTCTAAAACAAATGAAATGATTGAGCTTCTCGAATCTGGTCAAGGTCAGTTGGATAACCCTTTGATTTTGATTATCTCCACAGCTGGATTTGATTTAAACGTACCGATGCACACGATTGAGTATGCGTATATCGAAAAACTTCTTGATGAAGAAGTTGAAAATGATGAATACTTTGCCTTCATTGCTGAACAAGATGATGAAGAGGAAATCAAAGATGAAAAGAACTGGATAAAATCAAATCCAATTCTTGAAGTCAAAGCGCTACGTAAGAAGATGATGGACTACCTACGAAAACGTAGGAAGGTGGCACTTGAGACAGGAACAATAAATGAAATCCTAGTCAAAAACTACAACATGTGGAGACAATCCTCTGAAGAGTCTTACATGGACAAAGAAAGCTGGGCAAAAGCTAAGATTGATAAACCGAACACTAAAAAGCGTAGAGTTTGGTTAGGTGTAGACGTTGGTAGATCGAGCGACTTATTCTCTATCTCTCCTATGGTCATGATGGATGATTATTGGTATGCTGATAGTTTTTCTTTTGTAGCCACTAAATATGGCTTGATAGCAAAAGAGAAACGAGATGGTGTTTCTTATACCAACCTTGAGCGAATGGGCGAATGCGAGATAACAACGCTTGAAAGTGGTGTTATCGATGATGAGCGCGTGCTTGAAAAAATTGAGGAAATGGTTTATCAAAACGAGTGGGAATTACAAGGTATATACTTTGACCCTTATCAATTCGGTTCACTATTAACTATGATAGAAAAGCGACATCCAGAGTGGCCACTAGTCCAGATACCACAAACCACCATGGTTTTGAATATGCCTACGAAACAGTTCCGTGATGATGTCCGTCAAGGTAAAATCAAGCATAGTGGTAATCAATTGCTGACAATGGCAATCAATAATGCATATACCAGAGTTGATAATAACGGTATGAGGATTGATAAAAACAAAAATAGTAATAAGATTGACCCTCTGGATGCGTTATTAGATGCCTATGCCGCATGTTATTTAGAACCCTTTGATGGAAGTGGCTATTGGACGAATGAGAAAATCTTGGAAGGAGATTCGCTATTTTGAAAATACTGGAACATATTCACACAATTTTGCTATTGATAGGCCTTGGATTTTTAATCTATGGCTTTTTCTTATTGAATCAAATAGCAGGTTTTTTATGTAGTGGAACTATTTTAATATTATTAGCCTTGTATATCAGTAAAACAAGGGGGTGAATTAGAAAGGAGGTGAGAAAATAAATGACTTTTTTTCAATCTTTACGATCGTCAAAACTATCTTATGACGATTATATCTCTTCGGTAATCTCTGGTAATTCAAGTCCTGAATATACTGGTATATCTGCTTTAAAGAATAGTGATGTCTTGACTGCAGTATCTATCATAGCTGGAGATGTTGCTCGTTTTCCATTATTAAAAAAGGATTTAATGGGTAACATCGAACAAGATGAAGATATGAATTATCTTTTAAATGTTAAATCCACAAGCAACACATCAGCAAGGCAATGGAAGTTTGCAATGACCGTCAATACTATCTTGACTGGTAATTCATTCTCTCGTATTCTACGTGATCCAATAAGCGGCAAACCATTAGAATTTCAATTTTTTAGACCGTCAGAAACAACTGTCGAAGAAACCAATGACCATGAATTGATTTACACTTTTCGTGACCGTTTGAATGGTAAGGAAATTGTATGTAAATCAGAAGATGTTATTCATTGGAAATTCTTTAGCCATGATACCATTCTTGGTAGGTCTCCACTACTTTCCCTTGGAAATGAAATCAGCTTGCAAGATGGTGGATTGAACACCTTAATTAAGTTCTTTAGAGATGGTTTTTCAAGTGGAATTATTAAGCTTAAAGGTGCTCAATTAAACAGTGAAGCCCGTAAGAAGGCCCGTATGGACTTTGAGAAGATGCGTGAGGGTTCGACAGGTGGTAGTCCATTGGTATTTGATGATACCCAGGAATATACTCCACTTGAAATTGATACGAATGTCTTGCAGTTGATTACATCTAATAACTTCTCTACTGCACAGATTGCTAAAGCTCTACGAGTTCCTAGTTTTAAGTTAGGAGTTAATAGTCCTAACCAATCTGTCGCACAGCTGACTGAAGACTATGTAACAAACGACCTTCCGTTCTATTTTGATGCAATCACAAGTGAACTTGCTTTGAAAGTATTTAGTGATGAAGAGCGTAGAAAATACCGTGTTGATTTTGATACACGTAGTGTAACTGGTAGAAACGTTGATGAGATTGTAAAACTTGTGAACAATCAAATCTTAACACCTAACCAAGCTTTGATTGAACTTGGTAAAGAACGCTCTACTGATCCGAATATGGACCGTTACCAATCAAGTTTGAACTATGTCTTCTTGGATAAAAAAGAAGAATATCAATCAATGAAAGGAGGTGAGACAAGAGATGCCAAAGAGAATCAAGATGAAAGGTCCACTGATTCCGAATAACAGCCAGGAAGTTTACGACTACTTCGGTTTGGAAGCGGTCAGTGCAAAATCTATCACGGATGCTTTTCCAGAAGACAATAGTGACATCGTTTTGGAAGTTAATTCCAACGGTGGTCTTGTAACTGTTGGAAGTGAAATCTACACAGCGTTGAAGAGTTATTCAGGGAACGTGACTGTTGAAGTAACAGGAATGGCTGCAAGTGCTGCTAGTGTTGCAATCATGGGAGCTGATAAAGTGCTTATCAGTCCAACAGCTCAGATAATGATTCACAAAGCGTTGTATGGTTTTGTGTCTGGTAATAGCGATGATTTAGACAAAGCTTCTAATGCGTTAAAATCTAGTGACCAAGCTATCGTGAATGCGTATGTAGCTAAGACTGGATTGGAAGAGTCAGTGATCATTGACATGATGAAAAATGAAACCTTCATGTCAGCTAGTGAAGCAGTCGAAAAAGGCTTCGCAGATGAAGTAATGACCTTTGATGATGTTGGTGCAGTTGCAAGTCTTGGAGATGGACTGTTGCCACAAGCTGTTATTGACGACTTTTACGCTAACCGTAGCAAGCGTAAGTCAGAAATCCAAAATATGCTACGAGAAATCGAAAAAGAAGAATTACTTAAAGGGCTATAAGCTCTTTTTTTTAATACCGTAAGGAGAAGAAAGAAAATATGTTTAAAGAAAAAATGAAAGAACTTAAAGCGCAGATTGCAAATATTGGTGCTGAAATTGTTAATAAGACAGTTGAACTAAAATCTGCATTGAATACTGATGATCTTGAAAAAGCTCGTGAAATCCGTGCTGAAATCGACAACTTGAAATCACAAAAAGAAGAAGTAGAAAACAACTTGAAGACTTATGAAATTGCAGAAGAAGGGACTGGAATGGAAGCGACTATTGAAAAACACGAAGTAAAAGCAGACGGTAAAACTTACCGTGATTCAGTAAACGAATGGGTGCGTACTAAAGGTGCTGTTGCTGATTCAAACTTGAAACTTGAAGGAAAAGACCTTCTTATTCCTATGAATGAAGCTGTTAACCCAGCACAAGATGGATTGAAGAAAGCAAACACTGAAAAAGTAACTAGCAAAGAAATCGTAACTACACCAATTCGTGAAGTCAAGACAGTGCTTGACCTTAAACAATTTGCAACAATTCACAAAGCATCTAAAGGTGAAGGTTCATATCCTATCCTTAAACACGCTACATCTAAGATGGCAAGTGTAGATGAATTGGAAAAAAACCCAGCTCTTGCTAAACCAGAATTTACAGATGTAGCATGGAAAGTTAAAACTTATCGTGGTGCTATTCCACTTTCACAAGAAGCGATTGACGATGCAGATGTTGACCTTCTTGCAATCGTAGCTGAAGCAGCTAACCAAATTAAGGTTAATACTACAAACGATGCAATCGCTACTGTATTAAAAGACTTTGAAGCTAAGACTGCTGCTGATCTTGACGCTATCAAAGAAATCTTGAATGTAGACCTTGACCCAGCTTACAACGTATCATTCGTAGTTTCACAAAGCTTCTATCAAAAACTTGACACTTTGAAAGATAAAAACGATCGCTACTTGCTTCAAGATTCTATCGTTTCTGCATCAGGTAAAGCCTTCCTTGGTCATCCAGTATTTGTAGTTTCAGATGCAACTCTTGGGGCAACTGGAGAAGCTAAAGCCTTTATCGGTGATGTACAACGTGCTGTACTCTTTGCTGATCGTCAAGAATTGGGTCTTCGCTGGACTGACAATGAAATCTACGGTCAATACTTGCAAGCAGTTGTACGCTTTGACGTTAAGAAAGCAGATGCTAAAGCTGGTTACTTTGTAACTATGCCCTAATACTCCCCCAGTCAGTGGGGGTGTCTCACGGTCAGCAGTAACTTTAGCAGTACCAACCGCAAGTAGCACCAAACAAGATATCATATCTTACCTAGACAGTAAGGGAATTTCTTATAATTCGTCACAAACTAAAGAGCAACTACTAGCCTTGATTGGAGGTTAGAAGTATGGAAGAAAAAAAGAATGGTTTTCTTGAAGAAGTAAAGTTGTATTGTAAAATCGACTATGACTTTGAAGATGATTTACTAATTGAGCTTATCGAGTCTGCAAAAGAGCAGATTTGTTTCGCAATTGATAATGAATTAAACCCAGATGATTTAGTGGATTATGCTAAATTCCGCTTAGCTGTCAAAAAGCAAGTCAAAGAAGAATATGAACATCGTGGAATGTCAGCGGATACCATGCGCTATCCATTGGCAAATGGTGTGCTAAACATCATTCACCAACTTAGAACAAGGAGAGAAAGTTAATGCGGACACGTAAAATGAATGTTCGCATTACTTTTTTTCAAAAAGTAGGTGGACAAAACGAAGATGGAGAAGTGTTAGACTTTGAAAGAAAAGACTTATATACTTGCTGGGCAGAAGTGCCTAAAACATCTATTAAGGATTTTAGAGAAAATGCGACTGTCACAAAAGCAGGTGGACTAGTAGAACATAAAGACACTAAAACATTCTTAATTCGTCATCTTCCAAAACTTCCTTTTGACAACTCTTGCTTTGTAGAATTTGATGGTAACGAGTATCAAATTGATGCAATCGAACGTGATCACGAAAACAAGGAAATGGATTTGATTAAGGGAGTGATGTTGTCATGACAAAAGGATTAGACCTTTGCCTAAACAATCTCACTAAGTTAGAAGTAAAAGCCCCTAAGGTTGCTCGTGAAGCAGTCACAATGGTAGCTAAAGAGTTTGAAAAAGAACTTGAAGTAAATACTCCAATTTCTGATGAGTTTACACCCACTCGTTTGAAAGAGGATATAAGAATCAGTAATTTTAAAGGCGGTGGAAATGCTCCTTCAAAAGATATCGGTTTTGGTCGTACTACTGGTTGGCGTGCTAGATATCCCAACAGCGGGACAATCTATCAGAAAGCACAGGATTTCGAGGAAAAGACTATCAATGCAGTCACTCCTCGTGCTAAAGAAATTTACATAACAAAGATAAGGGAGGTGTTAAAATAAATGATTGCTGAAACTGAAGCTTATAAACTTTTGGTGGCAGATGAAAAGTTAAATCAACTTTTTAATGAGTTTAGAGGTAAGGAGTTTCCGGGATACAAACAAGGTATCTTTACTTATGATATTCCTGAAAAGCCTACAAACTTAAAACGAAAAGAGCTTGCTCCGTTTGCAAGAATTTATTTAACTTACGAAGCACCTCACAAGTATGCAGATGATGAAATCATCTCAATGGAACAACGTATCACAATCAACTTTTGGTGTAAGAACGCAAAGCAAGCTGACCAAATCGCCAAAAGAATGGATGCGGTCTTAGAAAGTAGTGGATTTGAACGCTACACAGCAAATGAGAAACCTCGATACATGGATGACGATATTGGACTGTTAATGAATGTCCGAAAATATCGTCTTTTTGATTGGAGCGATCTCGAAGAAATGAAAGGAAAATAAATAAATGTCTAAAGTTAAATTTGGTTTACGTGGTTTTGAATATGGGGTTTTGGACAATAAAAACATTGTCACAGGTGATACTAAAAAAATCCCTGGAATTAAAACAGCGAAATTGGATATCACAAATGAATTGAACACTATCACAGCAGATGATGGACCATACGTAGTATTGTCTTCTGGTATTACTGGAACAACTCTTGAAGTATCATGGTTGGATTTGGGTAGTGAAGCTCGTAAAGACTTCTACGGTATCACTGTTGAAAATGGTGTTGAAAAATACAATAAGAAGATGACTCCAAACGACATCGCTTGCTTGTTCCGTACAACTGGTGATGATGGTAAAGGTATCTGGGTTGGTCTTCTTAAAGGTAAGTTCTCTCTTCCAGGAATGGATTTGGAAACTAAAGACGGTTCTCCAGAACCTAAGAATGATACTGTTTCTGGTAGCTTTGTGGCTCGTGGAGATGATGATGATGCTCTTGTAATCGTAGTTGGTCGTGAAGATAACCCACAATTCCAAGAATCTGAGTTCCGTAAATTAGTCTTCCCAAAGTCGTAAGTGGTGCTGCGCCTGCGAGTGCAGTAGCCACAAGACAAGAGTAATTAGGATAGGCTTGGTTTTTCCAAGCCTTTATTTTTTTAAGGAGTTAATAAATGTTTGAAATTAAGTTTAAAAAAGCAGGTGTTTTAAAAGAGTTTTCTAAAGACTATGTGAATGTTGAAGATAATTTACTAGCATTAGAGCATCAAGTACGACAAACTGCATTGTATGAAAATAAAGAGGATTTGTTAAATCCTATTAAACATCGTGAATTGAATGAAGCATATCTTACTATGTTTGTAAAAATGTACGGTGAGCAATTTGAAGTAGATGATCTAAAATGTGCGAGTGTTGAAACACTTGAAACTTTGAACGACTTATACCTTGCTGCTCTAGGTGGGAAACAGGAAGAGAAAGAGACCACAGAGGGAAAAAAGAAGAAAAAGGGTTAAGCCCTAAAGAAGCTCAGAACAATTTATTGGTTTGGGTTCAATCACTAATGAGTCAAGGATATACGATCCATGACATTAAAAGTATGCGTTTATCAGATTTTGATTTGATGGTGCAGGCTTTAGAAATAAAAGAAAGCCAAGAGGAAGAAGAAACAACCCTTGACAAGGCCTTCCCATTCCTTTTTGGATAGAAAGGAGAATGAATGGCAAGTAATATTGGTGAATTAGTCGCCACTGCAACCTTAGATGTCGCTCCTTTTCAGTCGAATGTCGGGAGGTTGAAAACCTATTTAAAAGGTGTCGATAATTCCCTAAAAGCGATGGAGAACAACTTTAAAGGCGCTGGCAAGAATGTCGGCAACTTAAAAGGCCTTTTATCGCAAACTGGTTCAGCTCTAAGCTCATACCAAAAAGTATTGAGTTCACAGAGTGAACGATACAACCAATTGAAAGCAAGTATTGGAGATGTATCTACTGCAACTGCAGAACAGAAACAGAAATTGGTTGAAGCAAGTGCTAGTATGACAGCAACTGCTGCTAAAGTAGCTGAATTACAAAATCGCTATGAACAGTTAGCTAGTTCTATGCGACAAGCTTATATCGATGATAGTGCCTTCACTAAATTTGGTAGAGGTGCGCAAGAAGTCGGTAATAAAATCAGTCAAGTGGGTCAAACCATATCTGGTTTTGGTTCTGCTTTAACCCGTGGAGTTACCGCTCCAATTGTAGCAGGCGCTGGTCTTGTAGTGAAGGCTGCAATTGACTATGAATCTGCATTTGCTGGAGTTAAGAAAACAGTGGACGAAACTGCCACAGTATCTTACAAAAACCTATCGGACGGTATTCGTCAAATGGCCAAGGAATTACCAGCTAGTGCAGTTGAGATTGCAAATGTAGCAGAAGTTGCAGGTCAGTTAGGTATTAAGGCAGAAGATATCCTTAAATTCTCACGTACCATGATTGATATGGGAGAATCAACTAACTTGAGTGCTGAAGAAGCTGCAACTGCAATTGCCAAAGTAGCAAATATTATGGGCTTGAGTTCAGATGACTATTCAAGATTTGGTGCATCTGTTGTAGACCTTGGTAACAACTTTGCAACGACTGAAAAAGACATCGTAATGATGGCCAATCGTTTAGCGGCAGGTGGTAAACTAGCTGGACTAACTGCACCTGAAATTTTAGGTCTTGCAACTGCGATGAGTAGCGTAGGTATTGAAGCAGAAGCAGGTGGTACTGCCATGACTCAAACTCTTACCGCTATTGGTAATGCAGTTTCATTGACTACTAAGGATTCAGCAGATGATCTAGCATTGATTGCTAAAGTAGCAGGAACAACATCAGAAGAATTCCAACAAGCGTGGAAAGAAAAACCCGCTGAAGCTTTACAATCCTTTATTAAGGGGCTTAATACAGCCCGTGAAAAAGGCGCAAATATGGATGCTATCTTGATGAAGTTAGGCATGACAGGTGTTAGACAAGGGAATATGCTTAAATCTCTAGCTTTATCATCGGATAAAATGAGTGCAGCAGTAAATCGTTCTAATCAAGCTTGGAAAGAGAATACCGCTCTGACCAATGAAGCAAACAAACGTTATGAGACTACTGAGTCTCAATTAAAGATGTTTAGGAATCAGTTGACAGATATTGCAATTGAGTTTGGAGGGCCATTAATTAAAGCTCTAAGAGAAGGTCTGAACGCAGCAAAACCATGGATTGAAAACCTATCAGAGTTAGCTAAGAAGTTCAGTTCATTATCAACAGAGCAACAACAAAATATCTTGAAATGGGGATTGTTTGCAGCAGCATTAGGTCCTGCATTGAAGTTATTAGGTGGTGGTATCTCAGTCATTGGTGGTTTTGTAAAAGCTATTGGTGGTTTGTCAAAAGGTATTGGCTTCCTGAGTGGTTCAGCTAAATATCTTGCAAATCTACCAGCTGGTTTAACTGCTTTATCAAGTTCAGCGGGAGCAGTGGAAACTGCAGTAGCAGGAGCAAGCACAGGAACTGGTTTGCTCGGTAGCGCCCTTGGATTTTTGATGACCCCAGTTGGGTTAGCTACTGTTGCTTTAGTTGCTGCAACTGCAGCAGCTGCATATTTTGCAAATAAAGCCTATGAAGCAAGACAACGTGCACAAGAGTGGGGCACTAGTGTTAGCGAAGAACAAGCTGGTCAACTTCAAAACTTTAAGGATAAAGTGGATGAAGCAAACCAAGCTATGACAATCTTTGGAACAAGTTCAGATGGGATTGATAAAGTTACAACTGCAGTCCAAAAACTAGCGACCGAAATTCAAAAATTAGCTGATGAAAACTTAGCGAAGGACATCGATTTAGCTCATAAGTTAGGTTTGAGCGAAGAGACGATCCAACAAATTTCTAGCCATGCTGACCAAATTAAAAACAACGTTCAGCAAATGTCTGATGAAGTTATTCAGATTTATCAGAATGCTGCAAACAACCATCGGAAGCTTTCTGAAGAAGAAAAAGCAATTGTACTATCTAATCAGAATGAATTGATTAACACTCAATTACAGTTGATGGAATATTCTGGTGAAGAACGCATCAACATGATTAAAGCTTTCAACGGTCAAGCTGATGAATTGAACACAGAGCAACTTAAAAAAGCCACTGAATTAACTGAGAAATGGGCGAAAGAAGAACAAGCGTCTTACAACGAACGCTTGGACGGATACAAGAAGCTCATGGAACAAATCAAAGGTGAGGATGAAAAGTCCGTTAAGGCTCGTGCTGAGATTAAAAGCAAAATAGAGCAGTTGGAAGCTGAGCACGCAGCTAAGATGGAAGCGTATAGTCAGAAATGGAATGATCTGCAAGGTAGACTTTTAAAAACCTTGAAAGTTAGTCCAGAAGCATTATCAGGTATTATGAATCAGCTTAAAACGAGAGCTGAGGAAATGGGCTTGACTTATGATGAAATGGCTATTAAATTCCAGAATACTTTCTCGAAAGTACAAGAAGGCCATAGCATGTGGGCACAAACAGCTAAAGATGCCACTGAGACTACTAAGCTTGCAAATACTCAATGGAATGCTATGGTTTGGGATGAAAAGACTGGCAAGTTGAAAACGAATGCAGTCGAAGAAGTTCAAAAGGCCCTTGAAGCAGAAGGCGGATGGGATTCTATGCAGTTCATCCTTAAAGAAGCGAATCTTGAGACTAACGCTCGTTTGACAATTGGTGAAGCTTTAGTAGCAAATGGTCAATGGGAACAGCTTTCTCCTGAACAAAAAGAATTAATCGTGAATGGCAAACCTGCAGTACAAGCTATCTTGGATAGCAAAGAGATGATGGCACAATGGAATGCACTACCAACTGAAATAAAAGAAATTCTTGGTAAGAATGAGAGCTTCTTGAGCAGTGCAGAAGGCGCAAAACAAGCACTAACACAATGGAATCTAATGACACCAAGCGAAAAGGCTTTGACTATTAAAGACTTGGCTAGTAGCGATGTCAAAGTGGTTCAAGGTCGCATCGATATGATGACTGGTAAACAGTTACCTATCGAAGCAATTGATAAAACTGCAAGCACAGTTGAATCTGTATTATATGGTGTAAATTCAATTCAACAAACTAGTCCGATTGATATCAATGCAACAGACCAAACTGGTCCACAATCTGCAGCTGCTTATGCAGGAGTTAATGCAGTAAGACAAGACAGTCCAATCAATATCAATGCTACGAATCAGACACAAGGTGAAGCAAACTCAGCAAGTAATGCAGTAAATGCTGTTAAGCAGGACAGTCCTATCAGCATTAAAGCTCAAAACAACACCCAAAGTGCTATTAGTAGTGTGTTAGGAGGTTTGGCATCATTACCAGCTGTTAAATTTATTGATATTATCACAAGAACATTTACACAGAAACACGCAAAAGGTACTAATAATCACCCAGGTGGACTTGCTACGGTCAATGACCAACGAGGATCGCTTTATAAGGAAATGGTTACACTTCCTGATGGTACGTCATTCATCCCACATGGGCGAAATGTGACACTACCACTACCTCAAGGAACTAAGGTCATGCGAGCTGGTAAAACTCGTAGCTTGATGAATCGTTTAGGTATTCCAAACTATGAAAATGGTATTGGTTTTGAAGATACGAAAATTTCGCACCTAACTAGACGGATTCAGAGTATCAATACTAAAAGTAGTAACCGTGGATATCAGAACACTTCTTATGCAATCGGTGGAGATAATCAAGCTGTTGTTTCAGAATTGGTTAGCTTGAAAGAAAGTTTAGAGAATTTATTAGGTCGCTTGTTGGAAAAAGATACCAATACATACCTTGATGGACGAGTGATCGCAGAAAGTTCTTACCAATATCAAGGAAATATCATGAGAAGGGAGGGCATTTAATGTCGAATTATTTAAAAATAAATGATTTCACAACATCTGGTTTAAGAAATTGTGTGGTTGTAGACTTTGGAACAATCCGTTCTGCCATCCCTCGTTTCTCAGAGCAAATGAAATTGTATGGTACGAATGGTAGCTATAATCAAGTGGATGGCGCTTATGAGAATTATGAAAGAACTATTCGTATATTCTTTGAGCGCTTTTCTGATTTGGCAACTTTAGTTGAAAAAATCAGGGCGGTAGGAAACCAATTGGAATTTAGTTATCAATCTGATTCACTATTCTATGCAGATTTGCTAGATACTGAAATCATTCCTAAAGGCATGTACGGTTGGGAATTATCCATCAAACTAGACATGCAACCATTCAGATATCCGAAGAATGTCGCACCAGTCGTATTAACAAGCGCTGGAACAATTGACAATATCGGTACGGTCTATTCAGAGCCTATCATTGAGATTGAAGGAAATGGAGATGTATCGCTGACCATTGGCAGAAAAACCATGCACTTGACGATTAATAATAAAGCTACGATTGATTGTAGACAAGGGAAGCAGAACATTTTTAATGCCAGCGGGGCAGTGCAGAACACACTACGTAAGCGAGGTGGATTCTTTGAAATCCCTGTTGGTAGTAACGGTGTGACCTATACAGGCGATATACGTAAGGTAACTATTCGTCCTAACTGGAGGTATCTAGTATGATTTACTTAACAGAAGGGAATGTACCTCTGAATGCTGCTTATGCTGACGAAATAGTTCAGATAGATAGAAATACCTATCAATTAACATTCAAATTCCCTACTAACAACATTTTGTGGCAACGACTAAGGGAAGAAACATTCTTAACAGCTGATGATCTTCACGGTGAGCAAGACTTTGTTATTTTTGAAGTCGAAAAGCAACATGGATACATTCAGGTCTATGCCAACCAAGTCATGACTTTGTTAAATCACTATGTTGTCAATCCAATCAATCTTGACAGAGCAACTGGTTCAACTGCTTTAAGTCGATTCGCTGGAAGCATCACTCGTGACAATCCATTCTCGTTCTTCTCAGATATTGATGATAGACATACCTTCAATATTGATACAACGAACGCTATGGAAGCCTTGAC